CCGTCCTATCCGTCCCCGATGGTTAGCCAAGTCCAACTGGACAGCCCGTTTATGACCCGACCTAAGCCTGAAAGCCCCCGATAATGGCCGCTCGTAAGCAAGTCCTTCGAGGGGCAACAGAACCAAGGCTTCACAGCCCATACTTAAAGGGTAAGTCTAAGGTCGATGATGTAATCGAGTTGGCTAACCTGATCAAGATGCCGCTTCTACCATGGCAGGAGTTCACTCTCCGAGACATGCTGCGCGTTGACGTTAAAGGCAACTGGATTCGCAAGACCAACCTGCTATTGGTCGCCCGGCAGAACGGCAAGACGCATCTGACCCGTATGGTCATTCTTGCTCACCTACTAAAGTGGGAATCTAAAAATATAATTATCGCATCGTCTAACCGATCAATGGCACTCGATACGTTTCGACAGGTAGCCTCGGTTCTAGAGCAAAACGAGAACCTCATGGCGCTAGTAAAGGCTATTCGTTACGCCAACGGTACTGAGTCGATCGAGATGAAAGACGGACGACGCCTTGACGTAGTAGCTGCGACCCGAGACGGCTCACGCGGTAGAACTGCCGATGCGCTATTCCTTGATGAGGTTCGTGAATGGACAGAAGAAGGCTATCGAGCAGCGATGCCGGTAACCCGCGCTAGACCTAACGCCCATACATTCCTAACTTCCAATGCTGGCGATGCTTTTAGTGCCGTTCTTAACGATCTTAGAGAACGAGCCTTGGATAACCCGCCAAAGTCATTCGGATATTACGAATACTCAGCGCCACAGTATTGCAAGATCGACGATCCCAAGGCTTGGGCAATGGCTAACCCTGCTTTGGGCTATACGGTAACGAGAGAAGCTTTAGAAGAATCGGTTGCGACTTCACCAATCGAAAATACTCGAACAGAGTTGCTTTGCCAATGGATTGACTCGCTAAGTTCGCCTTGGCCACATGGAGTCTTAGAGGAAACCTCAGATGCAACACTTCAGATTCCAGTTGGCGGATATACGGTCTTTGGTTTTGACGTTTCGCCATCGAGACGTAACGCTTCACTCGTTGCTGGCCAAATATTACCAGATGGACGTATTGGCGTCGGTATTTTGCAGACATGGGAATCAGCAGTCTCGGTTGACGATCTAAAAATTGCAGCTGATATTAAAGGCTGGGCTGATCAGTACCTACCGCGCCAAATCTGCTTTGATAAATACGCTACCCAGTCAATCGCTGATCGATTGGCAAACGCTGGGTGCGTAGTTCAGGATATTTCAGGCCAGCAGTTCTATCAGGCTTGCGGAGACTTGCTTGATGGCTTGGTTAATCACAAAGTCGTTCATAACGGCCAAGCCAACCTAATTCAGCAGATGAATAACTGCGCCGCTAAGGTAAATGATTCAGCATGGCGCATTGTAAAACGAAAATCCGCCGGGGACATAAGTGCGCCAATATCTTTGGCCATGGTTGTATCGATGTTAATGAAACCACAACAGGTAGCGCGTATCTTCGAAGGTTAAGCTATATCTAGTGTATAATAAGTCGCCTATGGCAATCTTTGGGCGTAAAAAAGAACTCACAGCACAAACCAATCCAGCCGTTTATGACGCGCCCTTTGGTAGCTCTTACTTCGCTGGAAACTTTGGCGGTTGGAACAACTACGCCTCAGCACTCGATCGTCAAGCAGCGGTATCTGTTCCAGCCGTCAATCAATGTCTTAATTTAATCAAAGGCACGATTGCAACGATCCCGTTAGAGATGTACTCGCTAAATACTGGCGAAGAACTAGCAATGCCAGTATGGGTTCGCCAGCCAGATCTTCGTGCGCCTCGTTCTGTTACCTTATCTTGGACAGTTGATTCCTTAATTATGTACGGAATTGCTCACTGGCGCGTAACTGAAGTCTATGCAGACGATCTGCGCCCTGCTCGCTTTGAATGGATACAGAACAGCCGGGTAACTACTAAGTTAGACAAGTTTTCACAAGACGTTGAGTATTACATGGTAAATAACGTCCGCGTTCCAGATTCAGGCGTCGGATCTTTAATTACATTCCAAGCATTCGATCAAGGACTTCTAGTTCGATCACAAAGACTTCTTAACTCAGCAATCCAAGCCGAAGAAGCTGCTAATGTCGGTATCTCCAGCCCACAACCAACTGGCTATATTCGCAATACAGGCGCAGACCTTCCAGACGGCCAGATCCAAGGACTTCTTAACACTTGGAAGAATGCTCGTAAAAATCGCTCGACTGCGTACCTAACTTCGACACTTGAGTATGTTCCAACGTCATATTCTCCAATGGAAATGACTTACAACGACTCAATCGAAGAATTGGCAGCCCAGATTAGTCGTGCGATGAACGTTCCTGCACACATGATCAATGCCGAGCATAATCGCTCATCTACTTACCAGAACGTTCTCGATGCTCGCAAAGAGTTCTTTGCTTACACACTAGCGCCTTATATAAGCGCCATCGAGGATCGCTTATCACTTGACGACATGACCCCTCGCGGCCAGATCGTCCGCTTTGCAGTAGATGAAACCTTCTTACGCGCTAACCCACAAGATCGTTTAGCAGTTACAGAGAAGTTACTTTCACTTCAGCTCATATCATTAGATCAAGCCAAGGAAATGGAAGGCTTAGCGCCAGACGGTAGCGAATCTTCCACAACTACACCACCACCATCAGGAACGGAGTCAGTACCAGATGCTACTGAACTTTAATTCACCTATCGAAGCAGCCGACGGAGAACGTCGCATTGTTTCAGGCCAGATCGTCCCATTTGGGTCAATCGGTAATACTTCTATTGGCAAAGTAATCTTCGAAGCGGGTTCAATCCAGATCCCCGCCCCTTCAAAGATCAAATTACTTGCTCAGCACAACACCAACGATCCAATCGGTCGCGCACAGTCATTCCGCGAGACTGCAACTGGTATCGATGGAATCTTTAAATTAAGCGCAGCAAGCAAAGCGCAAGATTACTTAGTAATGGCGTCAGAAGGCTTGATCGATGGTCTTAGCGTAGGCGTAGAAGTTCTTGCATCACGCGAACGCAAAGATGGCACAGTTGTCGTTACCGCTGCGCTTCTTAAGGAAGTCAGCCTCGTAGAAAGTCCGGCATTCGACCAAGCCAGAGTACTTGAAGTCGTAGCGTCAGAGACAGAAGAAGTTTCTGCTCCAGTTGAAGAAACTGTTGCAGATGAAAACCCAAACCAACCAGAAAGTGAGGCAGCTGTGTCTGAAGATACAACTCCCGCAACAACTGAGGCAGCAGCAGCACCCGCAGCAGAAGCCTCACGTCCAACAATCAAGGCATCAGCCGCTTATGGCGATGGCACAACTCGCGTTCGTCATGGTATTACTTCCATGGGTCGCTACACAGAACACAAGGTAAAGGCTGCACTCGGCGACGAGCAGTCAAAGCAATGGATCGCAGCTTCTGAAGATAAACTAACAGCAGCAGCAGATTCATTCTCAACAAACCCAGCGTTCTCACCAATTCAGTACATGTCTAACTTCGTATCTAACACAAACTTCGGTCGCCCAGCGATCGATGCAGTATCTAAGGCAGCACTTCCTGCTTCAGGTATGACCATCAATATTCCAACACTTGTTACTTCAGCAGGTGGCGGATCAGGAACTGCTCCAACTGTTGCTTCAACAGCAGAATCAGCAGCTCCATCAGATACTGGGATGGTCTCCGCTTATACATCAGTGAGCGTATCCAAGTATGCCGGCCAGCAAACCATCAGTTTGGAATTGATGGAAAGATCTGACCCAATCTTCTTCGATCAACTAGCAATCCAGTTGGAGCGCGCATACCTACAAGCAACAGACGCAGCACTTATCGCGATCTTGACTTCACAAGGTACACAAGCAGCAACAGCAGCAGCATCATCAGCAGGACTTATCTCATACGTATCAACTGAATCACCAGCTGCATACAAGGGATCTTCATACTTCGCACAGAACCTAGTTGCGAACACTGACTGGTGGAGCGCACTTCTTGGATACACCGACACAACAGGTCGTCCAATTTACAACGCTTACAACTACATGAACAATGCCGGCGAATCAAAGCCAGGATCTATCAAGGGAACTGTCCTCGGACTTGATCTCTACGTAGATAAGAACGTAACAGCAGGACTAATCGATGAGTCAGCATTCATCATCGCACCTGAGACCGTTCTATGGATGGAATCACCAGAAGCATTCTTCTCAGTTAACGTCGTTAACTCAATGTCTGTACAGACAGCAATCTACGGCTACGCAGCAGGTAAGGTTCTTATCCCAGCTGGCGTCCGTCGCTTTAACCTCACATAAGCAAGAGGTAATCTAGTACGCCGACTGGCGGGGTAAGCCCTTCCCCGCCAGTCGGTCTTAGAAAGGAATCATGGCAGCCACATACGTAACAGCATACGAACTGAGATCTGTACTCGGCGTGGGTACGTTGTATCCAGATTCTGATTTAGAGTTGGCTGCACAAACCGCTGAGGATATCCTTAACCAATATCTTTGGTTCGATTCGATTCCTGTAATTGGCAGCATGTATCAGGGCGGTATAGCAACCCTAGTTCTATCCTCAAACGGCTCATTCACAACTGGTCAGACTTTGACCATCACTAACAGCGGCACGATCTTCAACGGCGCTCATGTTTTAACTGGAACTTACCCTTACTCAACTGGGTCAACAGCGTTCCCAAGTTTTTCTTTTAACTTTCCTTATGCGTATGGCACATTCCCACGCACCTACTCTTTAGTTCAATTCACAGACGTCACAGGATCACCAGCTGCTCAGAATTACAAGACAGTAGTTCCTTACGGCAAAGCATCAGGCGTAGATACAAAGACAACTTCTTATGCGGCAACACCAGCAATTCGTCAAGCTGCGTTAATGCTTGCAGTCGATGTATGGCAAGCTAGAAGCGCCACGTCGTCCGGCGGAGTTTCGATCGATGGCATAACTCCAAATCCTTATCGCCTCGGAAATACAATGCTTGCAAAGGTACGAGGTCTTATTGCTCCGTACACTTCACCAAGGTCGATGGTTGGCTAATGAGTTCAGTAGCCACTCTACGCAAAGACTTAGGTGAGGCTTTAGCGGCTAACACCGTCTATCAAGTCTTTATCTATCCGCCTCAGACTATTCAAGCGAATTCTGTGGTTATCATTCCCGATGATCCTTATTTAACGCCTAGCAATGATTCATGGGCTACTGTTGGGCCAACTGCTAATTTTAAGTTACTTATAACCGTTCCAGTTTTAGATAACCTTGGCGGACTTACTAGCATCGAAGATGCAGTTGTAACTATGTTTAATGCCCTATATCAAGCAACGACCAACGATACAATCTCTTACAATGTTGGCAATATTTCCGCTCCGCAGGTTCTATCTGTGGCGTCGGGAGATTTACTGAGCTGCGAAATGCAGATCAGCCTTATTACGAGTTGGAGTTAGACCATGAATGAATGGGAAAAAGAAAACGAAGCATTCCTGATCAAGATTGGTCAGATTGCTCCAGCAGCACCAAAACCATCTACTAAGAAAGACGAGGAATAACCTAAATGGCAGTATTTCTAAACAACGGGGTCGGCGTTAAGGTTAACTCTGTCGATCTATCAGATCACGTTAACAGCATTACCCTTAACCGCAACTTCGATGAACTCGAAGTAACAGCAATGGGCGATTCAGGCCACAAGTTCATCAAGGGACTAGAAGCCTCATCTGTAACAATTTCATTCTTGAACGACACAGCATCAGCATCAGTTCTAGCAACTTTGCAAGCTGCTTGGGGTACAAATGTGACCGTAGTTCTATTGCAGAACAAGGGAACAGCAGTTTCAGCAACTAACCCTCTTTACACAATGACTTGCTTAATCAACGGCACAACCGACATTAACGGCGCAACTGGCGATCTAGCGACTCAAGATGTAACCTTTAACGTATCCGGCACAATCGCTGTAACAACTTCAGGTTCATTCTAATAACAAACTAAGGGGCAAACAATGGCAAAACTCAAAGTCGTAAGGGCAGACGGAAGCGTCAACGAATACGAGGTAACACCAGTTATCGAGTACGCCTTCGAGCAGAGTCGCAATAAAGGTTTCCATAAAGCCATGATCGAAGATCAAAAGCAGTCAGACGTGTACTGGCTGGTATGGGAAGCAGCACGTCGGGCGGGTGAAACCGTTAAGCCTTTTGGTGAGGATTTTATCGCTACGCTTAAAAGCGTAGAGGTACTTGAGTCCGACCCTTTGGCCTAGCGCGGGATACCTTCACTTATTTCATCGCCTCACTAGCGATTGAAACTGGTATCTCGCCACATAATTTAATTGAACTAGATTCGAGAATGCTCAAGGCAATGGTTCTCGTTCTAAACGACAGAGCAAAGGAGATCAAAGATGCCAGCCGTAGAAATACGCGGAAACGCTGATCTCCGTAAAGCCATGCGTCAATTCACTCCAGATCTTGAGAAGAACTTAAAGTCTGAATTAAGACGAGCGCTTTTGCCAGTTGTAAGAATGGCTAAAGGATACGTTCCATCTCAATCACCTATGAGCGGTTGGGCTGCTCGCAGTTTCTCAGAAGGTCACTTCCCTACTTGGAGCAGCAATACAGTTGCTCGAGGTATTGGCTATTCTGCAAGCCCTAGCAAGATAAACAAAAACGGCTTTTCATCGATGGCCAGAATCTTTAACAAGTCTGCCGTTGGTGCAATCTATGAAACTTCTGGTCGCAAGAACCCAGATGGTCAGCCATGGGTTGGGCCGTATGCCGGCGGGGCAAGTAAGAGCGTAAGTCGTTCTAGCAATCGATACGCAGGTCGACAATTTATTGCAAACTTGAGTCCACTTGTATCAAGTCTCCAAGGTCGCGGCCGATTGATCTATCGTGCATGGCGTGACTCAACTAAGTCAGATCCGATGGGTATAGCACTACGCGCCATCGATGAAGCAACTACTGAGTTTTACAAACGCTCTGAATATACCAGTTTTAGTAAGGCGGCATAATGGCTCAGCAAGCAAACGTCAATATTGATATTAGTTCAAAGGCAGACACTAGAGGCTTCAAAGTTGCTGAAACCGCTTTAAATAAATTATCAAAATCAGTAAAAAACGCTGCTGGCGCTTTAGGCCTTGCGTATGGAACTCGCGCTATTTATAATTTTGGTAAAGCTTCAGTCAAGGCTTTTGCGGCTGACGACAAGGCTGCAAAGGTACTTACTAGATCGTTGAGCAATCTTGGATTGGCTTTTGCAGATATTCAAGTAAAAG